CATGCTGGTTGCCCTCTTTGGCGTGGCGGCAGCATTGAAACTCTGGTAGGGCGCGAGGGCCGGGCATCAGGCGATGCGCAGGAATAGTGACATTGAGTAGTTCATCGGAGAGGCATACGGGCGGCGGACTGCGGCCCCTCCCCCCATGTTGCGCCACGTGCCGCTCAAGGTTGGGCCGGTGACGGGCGTACTGGGCAGGGGAAACCCATAATCCCCCGGCGGGGTGTCAAAGTACATCCCGTACAAGTCAGAGCCGGATACCGCACCCCCGACAGGGATAGTTTGTGTAGCGTGCGCCGCTTTTTTGGTGGCCATCACATAGCTGCCCACCCCCAGCGCCTGCGGCAAGCCTGCCGCGCCTTCGGGGATGCCGCTCAATCGGCTCCACGGCAGTTGCCCCGTCGTATCCGCATCGAGACGCGGCTTCCAGTTGCCCGCCTTGGCGGTAGTGGCCGTCGAACCGATGGCAAGATTGCTGTTGCCGGTACCTGCGCCGATGTAGCTGCGCACGGCCTCGGGGTTGGGCTGCACCAGCAGGGCGCGGCCCGTGGCGGTGCTGTTGTTCAGGTCTTGTATCGGGTGCGTATGGCTGGCAGGCGCGTACGTGTCGCTGTGATTGTGGCTCTTGGCCGCGTACGCCGTGTCGTGGTTGTGTGTGGCGGCGGCGTAAACTCCATCCAGCCACGCTTTGATTTTGGTACGCATCTGCTGGAAGGTGACGCGGCGGCTGGTGCCGGAATCGTTGACCTCGAATTGCTGCGCATCAACGGCATCCGCTGCGGCAGGCAGGTCAGAAATTTTCATGTCTGCCATGCGGCAGCCTCCTGTAAATGGGAACGCACGGTCAGCCACTGGCCGCCGTGTTTGGGAAGAATGCGGGCAGGCATCCGCCACTGGCCCGCGACTTTCACGTAAGGGTCTATGCCGTACCACCCCCCGCCCTGACGGCGGTAGATGCGGTACGCGGGCGGGATGACCCAGATGCCCCCGTGCGCCTCGCTCTCCTCGGTTATCCGGCGGCTGCCTGCCTGCGTCACGCGTACGCGCCCGTCCTCGGTCAAGCGGTAATGCAGGGACAATTCCCGCCCGAATTGCGCCGTGGCCTGTGCCGTCAGGTGCACCCCGGCGGGGGCGCGTTTGCTGGCCCCGACCGCCGACATCACCGTACCGGCGGACAGGGCCACACCCACCGCCCGCCGTCGGGCCAGGGGTGCAACGGTCATGACCGTAGCTGCCGACAAGGCGGCCCCGGCCACGGCGCGGCGGTTGGCCTGCGCGGTCAGGGTGCTCGCAGCCGTCATGGCAACGGACACCGCCCGCGTGCGCAGGGCGTACGCCGTCATCTGGGTGCCAGCGGTCAACATCACGCACACAGGGCGCACCGCCCCGGCAGCGGCCAGCATCTGCGGCTGGGCAGTCAAGGCTACGGCGGCAGGGCGTTTGGCCGACGCGAAGGCACTCATCTGCGCACTGGCAGAGAGGGCCAGCCCTGCGGCTGTCCTGCCGCGTGCGGTGGCCGTCATCTGGGTGCCAGCGGCCAGGCTCACCGCACCAGCGCGGGTACGCCGGGCGGCAGCCGCCATGCTGGCAGTGGCGGACAGGGCCATCCCTGCCATCACCGCCCGCTCGGTAATGCGCCGGTGGCCGTTCTGCGTGATGCGCGGGTGGCTGCTGCCTGTCTGGGCAATCCGTACGCCGTCAGCCATTGCAGCGCCCTCAGTTGAGCAGCACGGTCACATTGCCCGCCTGCACCACCAGCGTATCGTTGTTCTCAATCAACTTCGCGCCCGAGACCAGCGGCCCCTGCCACAGCAGGTTGCCGCCGGTAGCCGCGTCGAACAGGCCCAGATGGGTAATGGTTCCCCACGGCCCGCCGCTGGCGGTAAAGTTGGCCGTGCTGGTATTGCTCGCGCCGCGATTGGAGCCGTTGGAGAAGGTCAGCGTCTGGCGGGCGTAGCCGTTACCGGACACCTCGGTGGACGGGCTGGTGAACGCGCCCACGTAAATGCTGGCCGGGCGGGCAACACTGCTGCCCGTCATCAGCCAGGTCAGGGCGCGATTGGCCGCGTGGGTGGATAAATCTGCCAAGGGGCATCTCCTATGAGGTAACTTGGAACCAGATGTCGCCATCCTTGCCGCCGGACGGGGGCAGGGGGGAGACGGTGAATTTCGTACTGATATCGGCCCACGCGGCCTGCGCCTCGCCAGCGGCAGCGGTGGCCGCAGCCGCCGCACTGGCGGCAACGTCCGACGCGGCCTGCGCCGCCGCCAGCACCGCATCGGCGGTGGACATGGCATCGGTCGTACGCGCTACGGCATCCGAGACCGTGGCATTGATGGCCTCGAACCTGTCCACCATCTCGGCAGCGGCAAAGACCGCCTGCCGGGCGGTGGTATCCAAATTGGCCTCGTCCATCACCGCACCCTCGGTGTAATCCACCAGCGGCAGGTCTTTGGGCGTATCGCGGTAAATCACAAGGTACTGGCCCTGGGGGATGGCCTCGGAGGTGACGGCCTGATTCGGGCCGATAAGGTCAATGGCCTGCGGGTGGGAGGTGGCGCTGGCCGGGTCGTAGCGGTAGGCTTTGATGTGGGCAGGGTCTATGGCCCCGCCCGCAAAGTTGAACTCGAAGGGGCCGGTGGTGCCGTCCCCCTCAAGCGCCTGCATGGAGTGGCGCACACCCCCCTGCCCGCCCGCGTGCAGCCACGGAAGGATGATGTTGGAGGTCATGGGATTCCTTGAAGTGTGTCTTTCAGGGCAGGGAAATGCCTGCCCTGCTGCCTGCGCCTAATCGCCCGCCACGGCATTCATCAGCGCTGTACCCAGGAAGGTATTGCTGGCCGGGGCAATGCGCCACAGGCTTTTTGCCGCCTGCGCACCGTCCCCGCCCTGCCCGGTGACGTACGCGCCCGTCTGGCTCATCGCCCCGAGCACATTGGACGCATGGCGTGCACCCGCAACCGGCACGCCTCCGCGTCCGGCTTGTGCGCCGCCGGTGAGCAGTTCCAGCAGCGCCACCCCCTCGGGCAGGATGCCGCTGGCGTTGGTCAGGTTCAGGATGCCAGCGGTCAGCCGCCAGCCCGTAGCGTTGCGCTCAAGCCATGCCTGCTTTTCCTTCTCGGACATGCCCAGCGTGTTCGCTTGCAGGCGGGCGGCATACAGCATGGCCCCCCAGGCCAGCCCCACCGTCAGCGCTACTGCCGAATTGCCGTCGCCGATGGCCGCGTTGCGGGCCACCTGCTTCTCGGCGGAGACCATGCCAAAGCGGCGAAACTGACCAAGGAGCGCACCCCACGCTGATTCGGTCAGCCACATGGGCTGCTCGCCTGCCATCGCCCGCTGGAATACCTGGAACGTACCACGATGCAGGGCGGTGCGAAAATCCGCTGCCGCCTGCTGGTCGTCCCACTTGTCCCAATTGATGCGCCCGCCGCGCTCGCGTCCCGCGTCGTGGGCGGCAAGTTGTACCTTGATGCGCCCGGCCAACTCGCTGTCTATCCCCAGGTCTGCCAGCCGCGCTTTGGACATCCCTCCGTTCTCGCCCCGCAGGGTGCGCAGCACGTCCTCGGTAAAGACCGGCAGGAACCCTTTGTGCAGCATGCGGCTGGCGGTATTGGCAAAGGACAGGTACGCGGTAGCCTGCGCCGCCCGCTGCGACAGGCGCGAGATGCGCGAACCCTCGCCCACCATGATGCGCCCGGTGGCTGATACGTCGGGGGTGAGGCTGTGCAGCAGGTAGTCGCGCCCCAAAAGGCCCGGCGTGTCCACGGCCATCTGCTTGACCAATTCGGTTTCGGGCAGCACGGCGTGGCCGAGGGTGGCAAAGAATCCGCGCAGGCCCGTGGCCGCCATGACGCTGCCCAGGTCAGCCAGCACGTTCAGCCCGAGTTTGCCCATCATGGACGCAAAGGTGAAATTGCGCAGGGCAGTAAAGGCCGCCCGCTCGTGGTTCCTCAACTGCCCCAGCCCGAAGGCGCGAAAGGCAAAGTCCAGCGCCTGCTGCTCAAGCGGGGTGGCCTTGTCCGTGCGGGCCGCCTGCACGGCGGCGTGCGCATCGGCCAGTTCCGTGAAGCCCTTGCGGGCCAGTGCGTTCAGTCCGGCCCATCGGTGCGCCCCGTGGGTGACGATGGCAAGCGCGTCGGTTTGCAGGAAGTCCAGCAAAGATACGCCGTTCACCTCGCGCAGCAGGTCAAGCTCGGTGCGCGTGCGGTCATGCACGATGTCGCCCAACTGCTCTTTGAACTTCCCGATGAACTCGGGGGTCACACGCTCGCCCACAAAATTCTCGTCCAGCAGGTCGGAGGCGATAATCTCAAAGCGCTCCACCGCCCCGTCCAGCCGCGCCTGCGGGTCTTGCATGATGACGTGCAGCTTGTTATCCACCATATTTGCCACGCGCTCGGCCAGCCGCTTGCGCAGCGCCATCAGGTCGTCGGCGGTGGCCGTGCCTTTTTCTGCCAGCGCCTGTACCGCAGGCTCGACGATGCGTTCCGAATACTGCTGGGCCAGATTGTCATGAAAGGCTTGATAGCGCACAGGGTCTTCGATGTATGCCTTGCTGATTTTCTCCCACTGCCATTCGTAGGGAATGTGGCCCACCGTCCCCGCGCCCTTGATATGTCCGGCCAGCGGGTTGCCTGCCCGGATACCGTCATCCACCACCTTGGCAAAGAAGTCGTCCAGCACCGTTGCGGCCTTCTGCACGTACGCGGGGGCGGACGATTCATACGGCACCTTGGTCTGCGCGGCCTGCCTGCGGCGCTGGCCCTCGGCAATCACGTCGTGCCAGATTCGGGCTTGCGCCGCCTTGCCCCCACCCACCATATAATCCGCCCGCTCTGTCGCCGTCATGCCCTGCGCCAGCAATGCCTTCAATGGCGGGATGGCCTGATGCTTGTAGCCTGCTGCCATCTGCTCGTACTCGATGGCAACCGTAGAGGTGCGCTTGCCGTAGCCGCTGGCCGATTCAAGCAAATGCGTCCCAAGGTAGCGGACCACCTTGGAGTTGCTGCGGGCGAGAATCAGCCCCGGTGAATCCAGAAATGCCTGCACCCCGTCAATCTTGGCCCGCTTGCGGATTTCTTCGTAGAATCGGTGCAGCCGCTCCTGCTGCTTTTGGGCGGCAGGGTCTACCTTTTCCGCCCACTTGTTTGCTGCGTCGGTAATGGCCTGCGCCTTGGCGGACAGGCGCAACTGTGCACCTGCTGCCCCTGCCGCGTCCAGCATCGAGTAGCGCACGTCCCCGGCTTCGGCAACCCGCATCGCAGGGTTGCGGGCCGCTTCGACAGACCCCTGCACCATGCGCAGTATCTCGTTGCCGGTCAGTTGCAGATGCTTGAAGAGCGGTACGTGCTCGCGCAGCCAGGTGCGGATGTCGGCCAGCACGCGGGCCAGCACCCCCAGCCGGGGGTTCTGTTCGGCAAAGTAGCCCAGCGCCTCTTCCAGCACCAAGTGGGCGGGGGTGTCGGCAGGCACGGCATCCAGCGCGGCTTTTACCCGTGCGTCGGTCTGTGCCAGCCGGTTCACCTCCCCCAGCACGCTGTCGTATTTCTCGCGGCCCAGCGTGCGGGCCAGCCCGTAATGCACGCCGATTTCGTGGGCAATCAGGCCGGTGGGGTCTGCCGCCTCCTGCGGCGTCAGGCGCTCGCGGATGATGTACACCTTGGCATCCTCGGGAACAAACACCGCCTTGGCGTTGGCGGGCAGCCCTTCGAGTTCATCGGCCCGGACTTCTTCTATCAGCCCCTGCTTCCTGAACGCCTGATAGCGGGCGTGCTGGATTTCGGCAAAGCCGCTGCTCCCTGTCTCGCCCCGGGAGAACCGCGCAATCTGGTTGCCCTCGCCGCCCGTGTACAGGCGGCGCACCTGCGGCACGCGGCCCTGGCCCACGACGCTTGTGCCTGCGGGATGGCCCAACTGCGGCGGCCCGGTGCGCAGGGCGGGGTCAAGCGGGCGCGGGGCGCTCAGGCGGGCCTCGGGCGTTTTGGGGGCGGCAGCAGCCAGCGTCACAGGCACCGCCCGCTGCACGGGCAAGTCCGCGATGTCGGTGGAAAGCGTGCTGTCGGCGGCGCGGCCAAAGATGTACGGCTCGCCCGCCCCGTCGCGCCACGCCGCATCCAGCCGCGATTGCAGGACATCCTGCACGTTGCGGGCAGCAGCGTTTGCCAGATGCTCGTTGATGAAGTCGCGGGCGGCGGCCTGTGCATCCAGCCGGACTGCACTGCGCCGGGCCAGCAGCCCGCCCAGCGCCCCCAGCCCCGCCCCGAAGATGCCCTGCGAGACCATCTGGCCCCAGTGCACGTCCTGATTGTCGGCGTGGGCAATGAATGCCTCGGCGGCCATGTTCTCGGCAGCGCCTGCCGCAGCGCCGCGCCGCACCCACGGCCCGCGCCCGGTCAGGGCGGCGGCCCTTGCGGCCCCGGCCCCCCGGGCGGCAGCCACCGCCCCGCCCGTGGCAATGGAGGCGGCGATTGCCGCCGGGTCGGACATGCCACCCAGAAACCCCATCACGCCGTTGCCAAACGCCTGCCAGCCCTGCGTGTTGCCCATGCGCTCGAACAGGTCTTTGCGCTGCACGGCAATATCCAGCCGCCGTTCAAAGTCCACCTGGTTGCGGGCGTCCGCTACAAAGGCTTCCAGCCCCTTGTCAAGGGACACCCCCGAAGCCCGCAACTGCGCAATATGTTCCTCGCCCAATTTGAAGTCCGGGTCGTCATCCCCGCGCTGGGTGAGGTCGTACAGGCGGCCCGTGACGTTGCCCTTGACGGCATCCCACCAGACCTCCCCGCCCCCCGCCCATCGGCTGTCCTGCGCAATGCGTGCGGCCCCCTGTTCGGTAATGGCCCGCTCAAAGTCGCCGTGCGCCGCCCAGACGGCATCCAGTGCGGTGCGCTCGGCCACTGCCTGCGGCACCTGCCCGCCACCGATTTCCTGCGGGTTGGCCTGCCATGCGCTCTCGCGGGCCTGCTGCTTCAAGAACGGCGGCAGGTGCTGCGTGGCAGCATAGGTTTCGGTGATACCTGTCATGCATGCTCCTAAAAGGATTTGATGCCGCCCACACCGTTAATCTTGGTCAGGCGCTTGTCCGGTGTGGGGTTGGCAAGGTTCCAGCCCATCTGCTCGATGACCGCCCCTGCCGTAATGGGTACGGCGTAAGACTGGCCGGTTTTTTTGTGGCGGTACGTCAGCAGCAGGTTGCCCCCGCCCAACTGCTCGCCGCCCACCGCCTCGTAATCGTCGGGGTCAACGGGACGCTTCCTGGGCATGTGCGGGCTGCCGATGCTGGCTTGCCCCTCAAAGTTCAGGGCATCGACGGCCTTGTGGACGTGCGCTTCAAGCGCGGCGTGCAGCACCTGCCGCACGGCTTTCTGATACCGCGCATCGGTCTGGGAGACGGGGGAGGAGGACGCTTGTCGCACGGCAGCAATCAGCGTCTGCGGCCCCTTTTGGTTGGGGCGGCCCAGCACCACGGTGCCATCCAGCAAGTCCATGCTGTCCAGCCGCTGCGCGAACACGGTTTTTACGGCGGCTTCGCGGGACAGTCCGGGGCTGCCCCGCAGCGTGCGGGCCACCTGCGGGGCCAACTCGGCGGCCAGCCAGTCGCGGGATGCCTCGTTCATGTTCAACTCGCGCATGAAGCCCGCCCCGCCCGTCCAGTTGCCCGTGACAAACCGCTGCACCCAGTTCTTGTCCTCCCGCCGGATATGGCTTTCAATGGCCGCCACCTCCTCGCGGGACACCGCTGCCCCGGCTCCGTCCCGGATGGCTTTCAGGGCAGCGGCCACTTCCTCAGCGTTGTTCGGGTCTGCGCCCGAGGCCAGCAGCGCCTGCGCCTTGCCCGCCATGTCCGCCCCGATGTAGTGCGCCAGCGCTGCCGGGCCGTAAGGGTGGGCCAGCATCTTTTGCATCACGCCCCACGAGTGCTGCTGCCGGACGGTCAGGGGGCCGCCGGTCACGAACAGGCCCGGCACGTCCTGCTGCAGTTGCACTTCAAGGGAAGGCACGCGCAGCCGTGCGTCGCGGGCGCTCAGCGTCAATTTTTCGATGGCGGTATCCAGACGCTCGGGCCGGGCCTGTGCCTCGCGCCAGAACGCCTCGGTTGCCCGATGCACCTCCTGCGGCGACACCCACGGCGGCAGGCTGGACGGGTCGCCCAGATTCAGCGCCCGCAGCGTGGCGGCATGCTTGGCGTCGTCGTTAAGCACCCCCAGCCGCGCCTTCTCCCACGCCGCCGCATTGTCCGCACGGGCTTGCAGGTACTGCTGCACCAGCGCGGCCCGCTCAAGGTTGTTGTACATGGGGCCGCTGGCCCCGGACGTTTGGGCAAAGCGGGCATTGAACCCGTCTATGGCAGCGTGCAGGGCGGCCTCGTTCTCGAACGCGCCCTGCTGCACCGCCACGCGCAACTGCGCCGCATCGGTGGTAATCTGGGTCAGCGCCGGGCCGAATTTGAGCGCTTCCTGCCGCCACTTCGGTTCGCTGTCCAAAAGCTCTTGGCGCGTTTTGGGGGAGATGACCTGCCAGGCTTCGGGCGTGGCCTTGATGGCTTCCCAGGCGGCGAAGTTGCCCCCGTGCAGTTGCGCGGTGGCCGCCCGCGCCATGTACGTGCCGTACGCCTCGTCCGTCATGCCCTGCGGACGGGCCAGCCCGGCGGTGAATTTCTCCACCTCCTGCGCCCGTTTGGCATCGTCGAACCCGGCCTGTTGCAGCAGCGTCTGTTGCAGCAGCGCCCCGTTGGCCGCCTGCATGGCAATGAATTTCTCGCCCATGTCCTCCTGCCGCCACGCCATGTGCTGCTTCATGTGGGTACCCAGCATCGTTCCCCACTGCTCTGCCAGCTTTTGCTGGATGAGGCCATCTACCAGCACATCCCCGGTGCTGCCCAGCCGCGCTGCCTGCTCCGCGAGATACTGGCGCACGGCATCGGGCGCTTGACTGCGCAACTCGGGCATGGCGGCCATGAACTCGCTCTGGGCCTGCGCCACCTGCGTCATCGCCGTCATGGCCTGCGCCCCCTGCACGGTGGCAGACGGGCCGAAGATTTTGGTAAACCAGGGCTGCTCGCGCTCGATGTCCTGCAAGGCGCGGCCCTGCGCCACTTGGCTCATGCCGTCAAAGTACGCCTTTTTCTGCTGCGCCTCCACGTACGGGCGCAAGAAGCCCTGGGTCATCTGGTCCAGGGCGTCCAGCGCACGGGCATTCACGTCGGCCTGCTGGCCGAACTCGCCGCCGGGGGCCTGCGCTGCCCGGCCTGCGCCGCCGCCATCCAGCGTCAGCGCGGGGGCCGCTGCCCCTCGCGCAGGCTGGGCCAGCACTACGTCATTGTCTGATAGGGCAAAGGAAGGTGTCATATTGTTGTTCCTGTACGGGATTCAGTTGTAGGCGGGAAGGCGGGGCAGGCAGCGCGGCAGGTCTACAATGTCCGGTGTGTTGCACAAAACAAGACGAAAATGCCAGAACCCGTAAAGCCTTGGGAATCGTTTGAAGGCCAGTTGGCCTTGCTTAAAGCCAACGGCTTGCTGGTGGGCGACGAACAGCAGGCGCTGAACTGTCTGGAAACCATTGGCTACTACCGGCTCAGCGGCTACTGGTATCCGTTGCGCAGCAAACTTGACCGCAGGAAAGCGTCAAGGGGTGCGGCTGAGCGGGCCAGCACCTTTGTGGCGGGCAGCCAGTTTGAGGATGTGGTGCGGCTGTATATGTTTGACAAGAAGTTGCGCTTGCTCGCGCTGGACGCCCTGGAAAGCATTGAAATGGCGGTGCGGGTTGATGTAGCCTATTTGCTGGGAGAACGTGACGCGCTCGCCCACGAAAACCCTGCCTGTCTGCATGCAGGGTTTACAAATCAGGCCATTAAATCCGGGCAGAGCAAGCGCCCATCCGCGCACGATGTCTGGATGGACAAGTACCAGCGCCTGCGGGACAAGGCGCGGCACATGCCGTTTGTCGCCCACCACATGGGCAAATACGGAACACTCCCGATTTGGGTGGCTATTGAGCTTTGGGATTTCGGGCTGCTGTCCACGTTGTTTTCTGGCATGCAACCTGCCGACAAAGACCGCACCGCAGTCAAGTACCGTGTTAAAGACGGTGCGACTTTCGAGAAGTGGCTGCACAGTCTGAATTTCCTGCGCAACGTTTGTGCCCATCACAGCCGGTTATGGAACATCGGCATCCCGAAGAAGGCCCCGCCGCTTCAGGGGCGGTATCGGCGCGTGAGCAACGCGCAACCCTTCTTTTACTTCTGCTTGATGCAGCACTTGATGCGGGTAATTTCCCCCGCCTCCGACTGGCACCTGCGCTTCAAAGACTTACTGCGCCATGACTTCCCCGGCGGACAATTTTCGTTGGGGGATTTTGGACTGCTGCCCGGCTGGGCAGGGTGGCCGCTATGGCGACCGCCCACAATCCAAAAGTGCTCCCCGCCGAAAAGGTGGGGGCCTCAGACAGACCGCACAGTACAAGCTTGCGGAGAGTGAGGCCCCAGAGGTTTCCGCGTGCATGCCCACCATAGTGAGCAGAGAGGCGAAAACATATTGCTGTGCATGATAACCGCGCCATCGTGCGCGTGTCAAACGGCAGATTGCGCCATCTCCTGCTACAAAAGATAACTCTGAAGGCTGCCGGACGGGTGCTTGAACACCACGGACTTCGGGGCAGCCGCGCCCGCCGCCGGGCTGGCAGCAGGGCTGGCCGTAAAGAGGCTGCCCGCCAGATTGCCCAGCGCGGCCATCCCGCCGTTTGCCAGAAAGTCCCCCAGCCCGTTGCCGGGCATGGCGCGGTACGGGGCCAAATCCACCCCGTAGTCGATGTTGGCAAAGCTCTGGCCGCTGTCCACCGCCAGCGCCATGTTGCTGATGAGGCCCGCCCGCTGGGCCAGCATGTCGTAGGTCTGGTACTGCTGGTTCTGCTCGCGGGTGGTATCAGCGCGGGCTTGGGCCAGTTGCAGGGTCTGGTGCAGCATGGCACTGCTCGTGCCGCCCGCACCAGAGGCCGCCGCCTGCGCCCGCACGGCCCCCAGTTGCTCTGCTGCCGCTATCTGCTGGTTCAGGCTGCCGGTGGTCGCCTGGTCTTGCAGGCGGGCAAGGTTGGTATTGAGCGCGTTGACGCTTTCCCCTGCCTCGCGCAGGTTGCCCTGATTGGTCAGGCTGCGCATGAGGTTGGACAGCCCGGCCTGCGCCGCCGAGAAGCCGTTGCCCGCCCGGCGCACCGCGTTGGAGGCGGCGGCGTTGGTCGCATCCACCTTGCGCTGTGCGCGTACCGCATCCTTCTGGGCGCGATTGCCCAGGAGGGAGGTGACAAGTTGTGTTCCCGCCGCTACGGCGGGTATTACCCATGACATGGTTACACCCTCCGTGAGTTAAGGAACCACTGCCCCGCCCATTCCAGCGCGGTAATGGTCAGCGGCAGCCAGCCGCGTGAGCGGATTTCAAGGGCGTGCTCGCCCGTGGCCCGCCCGCTTGCGGCGGCCAGCGTGGTTGTGACGACGGGCTGTACCCCCACCTGATTGTTCGAGTGGCCCACCTTGCGGCCATTGAAGGACAGCACCTGCCTGCTTGTTCCGCCCGCGTGCAGCCAGCCGTCCAGTGCGCCGGTGTCGGCCACGGACAGCAGGTAGCGCGTCACCACCAGCCTGCCGTTGGTGATGGCCTTCTCGTTGGCATCGCGCACAAAGGGCGGGGTGAAAACGACGCGGGATTCAAAGGTCACGCCCAGCACCGCCGTCGCTTTTTCTGGCGAATCCCAAGCACCAAAGAGGGCGTGAAAGTCCAACGTGCTGCCGCCCAGCCACGGCTGCGCCGAAGCGGCGGGCAAGGCCACCCAGGCAGGCACCCAGGCGGTGTACCCCAGCGGGTCGGCGTCGTCCATGAACCGCGCAGCGGGCCGCTGCATGTCCAGATACGGGCGGGCGGAGGTGCCGGAATCCAGCGTGAATTGCTCGCATGCCACCCAGGTAGCCAGGCCAGCGCGGCGCAGGGTGAATACGTACACGTGAGCCTCAAAGCGCGTTGCGCCGATGATGCGGCCCACGCGCTCGTCCCACTCCCAGCGCGACCACGAATCCCAGGCCCGCGTTTGCGTGCCTGGCTGGTCGATGAAGCGGTACACGTACAGGCCCTCGTCCAGCCCGTCGGTGCGCACCAGCACGGCCCCCGGCTGGGACAGCGCCACCATCTCGACGGGGATGCCGCGCAGGTAGCGGGACAGTTGCTGCGAGACGCAGAAGGTCTCGGGAGTATCCTGAAAGAGGCCCAACTGGAATTGGTGCAGGCTGCCTTTGTGCGGGGAGGGGCCGGGCTGGTTGGGCGCGGCATCAAATTTGCCGTAAAAGAGCAGGTTGCCCACCACAACCGGGGCGGCCATTGCCGCGTCCTGCTCATTGGCGACCACCGCCACGCCTGCATTGGCAGGCGACAATACCGTGCGGCCCGAGACGACGTACTGCTTTTTCTCACCGAACAGGAAGAGATCGCGGGCAAAGGTGACGCTGCGGCGGATAACGTCGTCCTCGGCCCCCAGTGCATACATCTCTATCGGGTCGTCGTCTTTCACGGTCAGCTTGGATTGGCGGAACCAGTTGAAGTAGTCGCCCACGCGGCTCATGAATATCGTGCCGTTGGATACAATCACCAGCCTGTCCATGAAGACCGTCAGGTGCGTGACGCGCTTGCCGAAGAAATACGGCACCGCCCCGATGGCGGCCTTGTCGCCGCAGGTGCTTGCGCTGTAGCCCGGTACACTTTCCCCCAGCAGGGTTGACAGTTCGGCAGGGCTGTCTGCCAGATAAAAGGTCTGGCCGTCGCCGCTTACCGCGCCCAGCGCAAAGACCTGGCCCGGCGTAATCACCTGCGCCGCACCCTCCCGCCACGTCACGGTCTGAAAATCCGTGCTGGCCCCGGTGTCGGCGTGCGCCACCATGTAGTACGGCTCTGCCGCGTTCTTGGGGCGGATGCGCACCACCTTGCCGGGCTTGTGCACGGCGGACAGTTTGGCCGGGTCGTCCACCTCTTGCCCGACACCCCGGAACATCGTGCCGTCCCCGCCGTCGCTGGCCGAGACCGCCGCCGTGTTGGACAGCACGACGGTGCCGCCCACGCGGGAAGCGTCGGTAAAGCCCTGTGCGGCCAAGGCATCAATCAGTTGCTGGGCAATGTGCTGCGGGGCGATGCTGGCTGCCGCGTCCCCTATCCATTTGTTAACCTTGGAGTTGTAATCGTTTACCCGGTCGTTGACCTGCTTCTGGTAGTTCGGGTTCCCTTCCAGCACGATGTCGGAGGTGTCCAGCAACTCCGGGTAGCTGGAAGCCATCGTGGTGTATGCGGCCTCGACCACCGCGCCCGTATCGGCCCGCTCGACTTTGAGCGTGTACGTGCGGCTGTATGCGCCGCTCCTGACCTCGGCCACGGCGTATTGGCGCATGGCGGCAAAGCGGTCATCCTCGGTATACCCCGGCCCCAGGCTGGATGAGGCCAGCAGGAGAAAGCGCCCGGCAGCGGTGATGGCACTGATGCCGCCGTGCGTCCACGGCAGCAGCTTTGCGCTGTCTGCGTGCGCAACGTTCAGGAATTTGCCCGTAACCTTGTTCAGCACAAAGCAAAAGGGTAGCTTGTCCGTACTGGCGCGTTCCGCGCTCATGTACACCATGCTGTACTCGGTGCCGTCGCTGGTAAAGCTGTACTCCCGGTAGTGGCGGGCAGTGCGCACTTGTGCGTCGGACAGGGCGGGCAGGCCCAGGGGCTGCTCATCCAGCGTGATGCTGCCGTGGCGGCGGGCCTTGCCGCGCACGGGGTCGTCCACCATGTTCACCATTTCGCTGCTCTGGCCGGGCAGGCGGTCGGCCAGCACCTGCTCGCCCACGCCGCGTGTGATGCTGGCGTAGCTGCCGCTGACTTTACTCATAACGTTTACTCATGGGGTTTCCCTACCAGCGGCGGTGCCGCCAGCGCGTCATCGGGCGGATGCCCCGCATTTGCAGCACCACGTCCGGGTTGTTGAACATATTGACCTTGCTTTGGCGGATGTGCTCGGCCCGCAGGACGGTCAAGACCTGCTGGTAGCTTGCGCCCAGCTTGCCGTACTTGTCGGCGTCGCCGTCGAACGCGCTCTGGAAATCCAGCACGGCGCGGGCCGCCACCACATGGCCCGCCAGCGCGGGCAGCTCGTCCAGCGCCAGTTCGCGCACCAGTTCCACCTGCACGGGCGCGGCGAATGCGTAGGTGGACTGAAAGCGATCGTACAGCCGCCTGCCGCGTATCACGACTGCATTGCCCGCATCATTGGGGTTGACGTTGATGGCGTCATTCGGCACGTAAATAAAGTGCGTTGTGGCATCGGGCCGCAGGGCGACAAAGTCGGTGTTGAACCACCAGCCTCTGGCCTGCTCCTGCGTGCTGGCGACAGACAGCTTTGCCAGTGCCGCCGCAATGTACGGATGGTCGGCATCCACCGCGTTGACCGGGGTTTCGCCCATCGACGCCAGACACTGGTTGACAATATCCAGTTCAGTCAAACGCATGCATGCTCCTTGAAAGCAAAAAACCCGGCACTGTTTCCAGTACCGGGCCAAAGGGGAAGTGCGCCGGGTTTACGTCACTTACGCGGCCTTGAGCACGCCTGCAAACGCCGGGTTGTTGCTGGTTACGCCAAAGGACAGGTAGGCGTCGATGAAGTACATCTTGGTGAGGTCGTCAAAGAAGACGCTGGTCGTGAGCGGGATGGTTTCCCCGGCCAGCAGCGCACGCGGCGAGAACACGGCAGCAACGGTCTTGGTGAAGTCGCCATCGTAGGCGTTGCTGTTGCCCAGGTTGGAGAGCTTGTGTCCGACGATGTTGGTCGTGGGCAGGTTGTTGCTCTTTCTGATGGGTACCCCGTAGACCGACAGTTCCTTGGTCTTGATGCTGTTGCCGTCGGCGGTAATCAGGGTGCGGTCTATCAGCCGGTCGTTTTTCAGCAGCGTGTTGTACGCACGCGGGGCCATGATGACCACCATATCCTCGGTGAGCGGGTCTATGTCTTTTTCTTCCATGTCCACAAAGACCTGGCCCAGATAGTCTTCCAGCGCCGCCGGATCGTTTTCCAGACCGGGGGAGGCAAAGGACTTGACCGTGCCGGGCTTCCAGCCCTGCGGGTAGGTGCTCATGTCGGAAATGTTCGCCGCCTTGACCGCCTGAATCATGAAGGCCTGGTCATAGAACTTGGCAATTTCCTTGCCGTGCTCCTCGCCGATGTGCCTGCGGGCATCGTAGCTGTTCTGGAACTCGTCTATGAGCGGGTAGGAGCCGCGTGCCAGCACCACCGTATCGACGGTGAGCTTGATTTTGGCGGCCTGATTGACCGTGGCATCCGGCGCGGTGCCGGGTTGTAGCACTTGCAGGCTGGATGCGCCGAACTGGTAGCTGGATACGGTGCTCGTGCCGCGCACCGAGCGCACGGGGATGTAGTCGCGCATGATGGCGTGGCGGGCAATGGTGCCTTCGACCACGCCAGTGTACTCTTCAACGTGCAGCGCGGTAGGGTTGGTGGCCGCAGGCAGCACCCCGATTTGCGGGTTGTTGCCCACCTGAAGATTGGCACCGGGCCGCGTGATGTTGGTAATGCTGATTCCCATAAGATTCCTTATAGTGGGTGTGAAATGTGTCTTTCAGGGCAGGGGAATGCGCCTGCTGGTGGGGCGGGCAGCGCATGCACGTCCGCTATAATGGCGGACAGCACGGGCGCTTGAAGGGAGGCCGCACCATGAGTACCGCATCCGCAAGGCTTTACGAGACGGATTTCTACGGGTGGATACAGCAGCAGGCGGGTGTCCTGAAGGCGGGCAGCTTTGCCAGCCTCGACTTGGATAACCTGATAGAGGAAATCGAGAGCATGGGCAAAAGCCACCAGCGGGCGCTTGAAAGCAGGCTTGAGATTCTGTTGGTGCATCTGCTCAAATGGCAGTACCAGCCCGAACGCAGGACGCCAAGCTGGACGCACACCATCCGGGAGCAGCGCAGGCGCATAGCAGGGCATCTGAAGAAAAACCCCAGCCTTGCGCCCCGAATCCCGGAGGCGCTTGAGGAGGCGTACGACTACGCTGTGCCGTCTGCCTGCGCAGAAACCGGGATGCAGGCGACGGTCTTCCCCGAACAATGCCCGTGGACGTTTGAACAAATCATGGCGGACGACTTCTGGCCAGAAGCCGCCGCCCCGCAGCCTTGATGCCTACCCCCGCCATGCGGCCCGGCGGGCCTGCAACTGGCGGTACTCGGCGCTTTCCTCGAAGTACGCACCCTTGGTGCGGCGAAGCTCCATGACCGCCTTGCCGTAGTCCGCCGGAGACAGTGCGCCGCTGGACGCGCCGCCCGCACCGCGCCCCGCTTCCTGCTTGACCGCAGGGGCAGCAGGTGCATAGGTGGTGCCGGTGGCAGCACGGTACTGGTTCACCAGAAACGCGGCCACGGCTTCGGCCACCACGCCGCCCTGCGCCAGCGCCGCATTGACGGCTTCCTTCTCGTCAGGTTCCGCGTTGGCGCTGGCCCATGCCAGCGTCGCGCCCCACGCGGCTTCGTCCCCTGCGGCCTGCGTCACAATCTGCTGGACGGCGGCTACCTTCTCGGCCTCGCGGGCCAGCACGTCCTGATAGCCCTTCTCGGCCAGCGCCACATACGCCTCAAATCCGGGAACGCCTTTTTCGGCCAGCAAGGCTTTGATTTGGCCGAAGTCGCCCTGTGTGGCGGCCACCATCGCCGGATGCTCGGGTGCCAGGCCGTGCTTGCCCACGAACGCCAGCGCCAGGTCAAGGTTGGCATCCCCGGTGGGCTGGTAGGTAACGGCTTCGCCAAAAGTGGCCGGGGCGGCATCGCCTGCGGTTTTGCCGCCGTCTTTGTTACCGGCAGGCGGGGCAGGGGAGGTGTCGCCTGCGGGCGCGGGCGGTTGCACGGGCTGGGCAGGAATCTGTGTGGCAACCGGCACGGCAGGCGGCGCGGCAGGGGCGGGCGCGGGGGCCGGGGCAGCAGCAGGGGCTGCCGGGTTGGCGGGGGTGGTCGGAGTGTTCTCGGTAATGTCGGTCATGGGATTCCTTATTGGGTGACGTTGCCTGCCACCGCACTTGCGACGGGGCGGGCCACTTGCTGGGCAAGCTGCGCGGCCTGCTCGTTCTCAAGGTCTTGTTGCTGTTCTTCGGGCGACTTGATGTAGCGCGTCGGGTCTACCCCGCGCCCGGTAAATATCTCGTGCGCCACGGCGTCCATCTTCAGCACCGCCATCACCTGCGGCGGCATGGCCCCTGTTGCGGCCAAGTCCATCAGGCACAGCTTCAGGTTGTCCAGGTCGCCGTTGCGGGAAAGCGCATCCAGCCCGGTGATGATGGTGGGTTGCAACTGCGTACCCTTGAGGTTGACCTTGATGTCGCGCAGCAGCCAGTACGCAATCGGCAGTTGCAAATCCACCGCCAGCCGCGAGTACACACCGCCCAGCGACGTTTCAAGCTCGTTGGCCTGCATGCGGATTTCTTCGGCGGTGACGCGCTCGGCGTCGCGCACGACTGCAGACCCCAGCAAAAAGAGGTTCGCCAGCCGCTGCACGTACTTGGCGTTGGCCGCACCAAGGTGTTGCAGGCTGGCGGCAGTACCCGTTACCAGCGGCACGATGTCGCCGTCCACGCCGGGCAGCGCCGCGCCGTTCTCGCTGGCTTGCAGGTCTTCGGGCTTGGTCATGCCCGACGGGTTGACCAGCCAGCGGAATTGGCTGGCAAGCACCGCCGCTTCCACCTCGGCCTGCGAGAGGGCGGACAGGGCCGCAAAGTCTCCCGCTGCCTGCTCCACGAGGCCGGTGCCGTAGTCGTTGTCGTCGTGCAATTCCCACGTCAGCGCCCGGTACGGCAGGGTGTGGTCGTCGTACTTGCCCTCGAACTCGCGCCCTTGCAGCCGGTACTCGTCCACATGCTGGGTCTCAAGGTAAGCCCCGCCGATATACCGGATGTCGGTGTAGTGCACTACCGCAGGTGCTTTGCTGTCGGGGTTGGCCCGGTACGCGTGGAACTTGCTGCTCCTGGTCAGCAATTGTGCCTGCGCGGCATCGGACAACTCATCGAACAGCACGTCTTCCCGGACAATCAGCCGCACCACGCGGCCCGACTGGCTGCGCTTGACGACAAACCGTTTGATGCCTACGGCACGGATGGAATCCTTGAGCACCATCAGGCAGTTGCCGGTGACTATCATGTGCTTCAAGGCCAGATACAGGTCGGGCCGGGCCGCCTTCTGGTCAAGGCGGCGGATGGCGTTTTTCTCGCCCACCGCCATTGCCGACTGGAATTGGGTGGGGTCAAAGCCGGTGCTGGCCTGCAACTGCTGCATGACGGCCTCGGGAATGTCCAGCCGAAAGAACGGGCGGCTGGGCGCAAAGAGTGCCAGCATCAGCTTGTTGGTGAGGTTGTTCAGGCCCTGTGCGCCCACCGACTGGTAGTCGGTTTGCAACTCTTGCTGCTTTTCGTTGTAGCCTTCGGGCGGACACAGGATGGGCAGCGTGTACGCGGCGTACTTTTCGCAGCGGGCAATCAGGGCGCGGCGCTCGTTGTCCATCTGCGTCCATGCGCGTTTGACGTTCATATTCATCCTTCGTTCAGGTCAGGCGGATGCCGATGCCCCCGCCCGTGGCAGTGCTGGCAGCGCCCGCTGCCCGGTACTTGCGCCGGGGGTCGGCAGGGCTGGCGGCAATGCCTTCTATTTTGGTAGTCGGGGCCTGTGCGTTGGCCTGCTCTTGTGTGCGCAGCCTGGCCGCAAGGTTGGCCTGATTGGCCGCGTGCTGCTGGGCCATCGCCGTGCCTTGCGCCTGCTGGTTGATTTGCGCCACCTGCGCGTCGGAAGCCTGCTTGATGGCAGCAGCCTGCTGCTCGGCAGCACGCTGCGCTGCACTGCTGTCTATGCCAAAGAGGCCGCCCACGGCCTTGCCGACGGCTTTCGTTACACCACCCATTAAAGCTCCTTGTAAAGTTGGGCCGGAGCGTCTTTGAACCCCAGCCTGCGGTAGGCCCGCGCCAGCCGCGCATTCAATGCACCGTACGTCCCCACGCAGAGGCCTGCGCAGCCGTTGACGCGGGCAATGCGGGCCATTTCCGCCACCACGTTGCGCAGGGTGTTGCCGGTGCGGCGGCTTATCCGCAGTACCAGCACCTCGTTAAAGAACCTGGCCCCCGCCGTGAACCAGCTTTCGGTCAGGTCAAAGGCCACGAGATAATCGCCGATGATGGCAACAGTGTGTTGTTCCAGCAGCCTGTCCAGCGCGGCGGCCACGTCCGCGTCAAAGTATTGCGACCATTCCCGTGCGGCGTGCGCCATTTTCTGCCGGTGCGCGGCCAGCGCCGCCAGTGCGGCGGGCCGGTCGGCATGGGTTATGTACCTGGCCCTAGCCAACGGTGTACCCCTCGCGCAGGGCCTTGAGCACAGCCTGCACGCCAAGCTGGTAGCCTGCCATCAGGTCGGATGTGGCGTTGGTCACGGAGGGCGGGGGAAGCTGCCGTTCCAGCGCCCGGTATTGGGCGGGGTCAAGGCGGATGAAGTCCTGCGGGACGGGTGCGGTCATGGGAGGTTCCTCAAAAATGTGTCTTTCAGGGCAGCGTTATTGCTGCCCGTTGTGTCAGGCAAAAAAGTACGGCGCGTCCAGCACCTGCCGTATATCCAGCCTGCCAGCAGCAGGCGGGCAAGGCAGGCCCGTGTAGTGGTCGCCGAACCACGCCAGCATGTCGGTGTTTTCATACATCCTCACAAAGGTTTGCCGGATGATGCGGGCAAGTGCGCCCGCGTCCGCCGCATGGGTGCCGTAGTCGTCGTGTATCATTGCCAGCGCGGTGATGCCCGCCTTGGCCGCCGCGTTGACCGTGGCCGTCAGGTGCGCCGCGTCCATGCTGTGCACGAAGTTGGGCGCAATGCCGTTCTGGTGGCGGCGCTTGTGCGGCGTTGCGCCCGCCTGCGCCACGATGATTTGCATGCCGCCCATGAGCAGGCTGTTCACGCGCACGGTCTCGGCCTCAAAGTACGCCTGCACCACGGGAAAGCCGCTGGGGGCCGTCCAGCGGATGAACGGCTGGCCCGCTTCAATCAGCTTGCCCGCGCACGCACGCAGCCACGCCATTGCGCGGGGCGCGGCCACCACCACATCCGCAATGGCGGCCCACACCAGACGGGACAGGAAGTGCGCGGCGGCCATGCGCTGGCCCGGCTCGAACTCGGGGGCGCAGCCCTGGGCCAGATAGTCGTCCACGATGAACTGGGCGCAGGAAAAGCGCGTGGCCCCGTAGGGCAGGGTCATGACCGAGCGTTTGACCAGCTTGCGGTTCACGCCGTGCGCCTGCCACATGGTCGCCAAGACCCGTTCTTCTTCTGGCAGGGCGGGGATGTCCAGTGCAGCAAGCCGCGCCTGTACGTTATCGGCCACCTGCTGGTAGAGGTCGTTGGGCGCATGGGCGGGGACAAGGTTGGTGGCCGCACCGCCCACTTCGTCGCGCAGCATGGCCGAGAAGTGCTGCAAGCCGTTGCATGAGCCGTCCATGCCGACCGGCAGGTGCGAGACGAAGGTAGCCGGGTTGCGCTGCCACGCGGCGTACTCCTTGCACCACGCGAGGAATTGCAGGGGTTTGTCGGCCTCGCGCCAGCCGTCGTGGCTTATCGGGTCGTCGGCCATTGCCAGGAGGTGCAGGTGATTGTCCCGCACCCACTGGCGGCGCTCGGCAAACGATACTTTGTCCACCCCGTAGCGGTTGGCCCCGTCCACCATGAACCAGTCCCGCGCCTCTTGCGTTGCCAGCGGCTTGCCGTCGGCAAATCTGAGCAGCGCCTTTTGCAGGTCGCTGCCCTGCGGGTTGACCCCGGTCGTGACCGCGTACAGCCGCCCGCGAAAGTCCGCCTGATACAGGAACCAGATGGCAGGGTAATCGCGGAACCGCTCGGCCACCACCGTGGCGTAGTGAAAGCGCTGGAACTTGGTGCGGCGCGACTTGCGCTCGTTGTGCCAGTCGCGCATGGCCTGCTTCCACGCGGTGAACGCCGCCGCTTGCGTCTGGCTCATGTCGGCCTTGGCAAGCTCGCCCGTGAGCCAGTGCGGCTTGGCCGGGGGCGGCGCATCGGCGTGCTGCATGACTTCCGCAGTTTCCAGTTTGGCGGCAAGCTGGCGCACGGTGTCCAGCATGTCGCCGTTGATTTGCCAGCGCACCGCTTGCAGGTGGTTGATGGCCGAGCGCACTTTGGATAAATCCGCCCGCCGGTAGATGTCCAGCGCCGCCGCCTTGCCCGCCCCGCCCACGGCACGCGGGGCGGCGATGCAAGTCGGGGCCAGCCGCTGCATCTGCCGCGTGTGGTAGCCGCCCCGGTTGAACGCCGTCCAGTTGCGCGGCGGCTCGATGAAGGGGACGTGCAGCGGCATGAGCAGCGCGGCCATCTCGCGCATGCTTGTTACCACGGCCAGCGCGTCGTCCGAAAGCTGGGCCGTCAGGTATTCGCGCAGGCCCCCGCCCAGCTTCTTTTGCCTGCGCCGTTCGACGTGCAGAAAGCCCAGCCCCCGCAGGACTTCCAGCAGCCACGCGCCCGCCTGTTCGCGCTCCGCCGCAGACCATGCGGGCAGCGCCATGCCCCGCTTGCCTGCGGTATCGCGCAGCACGCGGTATTTGTAGCGGGCATCCCGGCTGTGCCGCCGGTCGATGTCGCGGACGATTTTCCAGTACAGGTCTTCGTCCGCGTGCTCGAAGGCGGTAAAAACCAGTTCCCGGTACAGGGCCACGCCGACGGCGCGGGACAGCTTGCGGGCGTCCATCTCGTCCTTCTCGGCCATCACCCGGCGCAAGACGGTGTTCAGGGCAACGAACGCCACGCTGGCCGCATCCAGCGGTTTGAGCAGGGCCACGTGCGCATGGCGGCGGCCCGGCTTGCCCGTCGCGGCAGTGGCCGTGCGTACCGCGTCAATCAAGGGCAGCAGCCAGCGCCGGTACAGTGGGCGGGCGTAGGGGTTGGTGTCGGCCATGCCCGATTGCTCGGCCTCGAACAGGCGGCGCAGGGTGCGCTCGCGCCCGCCCTCGCAGATTTCCCGCTCCAATGCCATCTGCGGGGGTTCGGGCGGGCCGGTAAAGTCGGCCCCTACCACGATTTGCCCCGCGCACATCTGCTGCCCAGATGGCGGGCGCGGTACTCCATCTTCGACTGCGTGGGGTGGTTGTACAGCGTGACGGCAGGCAGGCACCGGTAATTGCCCACCCATTCGCTGCGGGACAATTGCTGCGCCAGTTTCTCGCTGGGGTGGCTGTTCACGGGGGCCAGACCGGGACGCTCCACCAGAATCAGCCTGTCCAGCACGGCCAGTTCCCGCACAAAGCGCACGTCCGTTACCAGCACGGTGCCGTCGAACGCACGCCAGCAGCCGGTGGCAAGGTCTACCCACAGGGTCGGGCGCACGCGCTGGCCGCCCCCGGTTCCCAACGCCTGCATGAACTCCCTGGGGGACACGCTGATGCGCGGCCCGTCCCAATCGGCCCACAGGAACGGCGTGAGCGCAGCCACCGTGTAGGCGTACAGGGCAGCCCGCTCGTCTTCGGGCAGGTGCGCTTCCAGCACCGCGTCGATGGCCGTCTGCAGGGCGGCGCAGAAGCTGGACGGATGAAAGGTGCGGCGCACCTCCTTGCCCGCCCGGTCGTAGGGGTCAAGGCAGACCCGATGGCTGATTGCCCGGATGGGCAGGGCGAAGCTGTCGATAATCGCGTTCGCGCCGTGACGGCGCATCGCGCCCAGCATGGCGCGGGCTGCCGTGTCCTTGCCTGCGCCCGCCAGACCGCAAAAGCCTATGATTTGGTTTGCCATACGATTCCTTTTCAGTTGATGAGCAGGTGCTTGCGGGCCTCTTTGGTGTGGGCGGTCAGCCGCCCACGCGCCCAGCCGCCGCAGTCCTCGCAGCGGTATCGCTGGTATTTGTTGGTCTGGGTGTAGGCGTGGCCGCGCTTCTTCAGGTGCAGGCTCCCGCACTTGGGGCAGGACACCGTGTCCGGGTCGGTGTAGGCGGCAACGTTGGGGTGGCCTTCCATCCACGGGCGCAATTTGAGATACAACGCTTCCAGCGCCCGCACATCCTGCTGGTTGTAGGTTTTCATGGCCTGCCATGCCCGCCGGTTGCCCTTCAGGCACTCGGCCCACAATTCAAAGCCGGGGAACGCCTTGTGGTCGTCCTTCTTTTGCTCGGGACACAGCGTGTCGGTCAGCGCCACCAGCCGGTTGCTGGTAAAGGCAAAGGCTTTGCGGGCCTCGATGAGGGTGTCCACCACCTTGAAGGGCGACGGCGGGGGCAGGCCGTTCAGGATGAAGCGGGCGCGGATTTTGCGCACGTCGAACTGCTTGCCGTTGTGCGCCACCACGATGTCGGCAGCGTCCAGCAGCTTGTGCAGGCGGGCCATCAAGGCGGCGTCGTCCTCGATGTCCTTCTTTCTGGACTGGTCGTGGTACATCACCGCGTCGTCGTGCAGCCACTTGGCGGCAAAGGACAGGATGTACCAGTCGGTGCTGATTTGGTCGTGCGAGACGTTGGCTTTGTAGGTGCGCCAGACGTAGGCCAGTACGGGCGCGGTCTCGATGTCCAGTATCAAAATCTTCGGGTTGGATTTCAATGAGCCTCCTTGGCTTGGCGACGCGCCGCCCGCGCACGGGCATTCCTGCGCAGGCGTTTCTCGTCGTCGGTTCGATGGGTGGGGTGTTTCAGGCCGCTCGGGTTGGCCCGGTGGTGTTGCAGGTAGGCAAGGGTGTTGGCCAAAAAGGTGTGCGGGTTGACCCCGTGGCCGATGCGGCCAGACCAGTTCTCTACCCTGCCAAGAATGCTGTTGCACCAGCGGTGCAGCACAGCGCGGACGTTGCCGGTGGCGTGGTCGTGGTTAAGAACGGTATCGCTGCCCAAGTCCAGCCCGCACAGCGGGCATTTACCCTGCTGCTGCCGTGCCAACTTCATGCGCACGGGCTTTATCATGGATGGCGTCAATCTCTGCACGCATCTCCTTTACTCGGTTGATTAAGCGCTTGGCGGCGGCTTCGATGTCGGGGGTGCGCGGCACCACACGCAGGAAGTCGTGGATGTGTGCGGCTTTGCTACCCCGCAGCCACAAGAGCGCGGCCTGCTCCACGAAGGCGTCGTGCCAGTTGTCGCCGTACGTGCCTTGGTACAGGCGGGCCACGACTTCAAACGCCTCGGCGTTGCATGCGGCGGCTGCCAAGAATTTGCCCGCCGTCTTCTCCCCGCACAGCCTGCCTTCGGCACGCGGCAGGCCGGGGATGTTGTCGGCGGTATCCCCTTGCAGCATCTGCAACCAGAACCATTTGTGGCCGTACACCAGACCGTCCTCGCCAATGACTTCAAAGCTGCCCTTCGGCACCTCGGTCAGGGTGTAGTCGTGGAAGTTCGCGTGCAGCCCGGCCAGCATGCGCATGTCCTTGTCCGGGGAGGCA